AAGTTACCTTTGTGGCGACATCTAACTATTCGTTTCACGATATCAAATTCATATGAATTAAGCTGCCACTCTTCTGCAAATTTATACAGACTATCTTTACCTTTATAATGTGATTGTGTGTTAACACTCATTTTTTACCTTTCAATATAGTTTTCTTTTCTTTGTCGGTATATCCGTATTTTGATATTAATGCATCGCAGCTATGCAGATCCATTAAATCAATATATTCTACCGCTTCTTGCTTTGATACCTGATAATGTTCAGCTACTTGTGCTACCAGTTCTTTTGTGTATTTATCTTCTTTTTTGCCTTTTATGTATTTAGCAAAACCCTTGGATGCTGGCAGGAAATCATGATATAAACGATATGTTTCTGAGGGACGAATCTGACCTATTGTGTATCGTTGCAACACATTAACTAGTTCAGTGAATTCCATTCTCATAGACAGCCAACGATTCACAATGAACGGAGAAAATCTTTTCTGATCAGATTCAGACCAAGAGTTCCATTCTTTCTTTTTGTGAGTAACACCGTCAATAAATTCAAAAATTGTTGCTGGTTTCTTTTCTGCCATTATAATTTGTATTTTTTTATGTATGATTGTACTAGTGTTTCTCCAAATCCGACTTCTAGTATTACCGCATTATCAGGTATTCCAGGTATTTTCTTTTTACCTACAATTTCATCCGGAGTCTTGTTTTTTAATATTTTTATTTTGGTTCGTGCATTGCTACGGTTACTAGTTTTAAACACGATGCCTACGGTGTCTCGATATATCGCCATTACTCTGATTTTGGTTTTACTGGTCGGAACTCTTCTGGAACATGTCCACAATCATCACAACGAAATGATGGTACTGGCATCAGTTGATCTTTGGTATCGCCAGTAATAAATTTAGATATTTTATTAATAACTAGAACTTGACGAAAATAGATACTACCACATTCTGTGCATGTTATCGTTTTTAAGTCTTCTGGTTTAACATTCATTTTGATTTCTTTCCCCATAATTACAATTCATTTATTAATTTAACAAACATTGACATTGCGTTGATTTCTTTATCGACAACCGTTACATCAGTGTATTGCGATTCTGCAATAATTAAAATAACTGGACCAATATGACCTGTAGCAAACTCATCTAGGTTATCATACAAGAATGTGAATAGTGCAGTGAAATCTTTAACTTTGCTATCTGCAATAATTTGCCGTATCTTTGTGAATGCTGACTTTTTATCTTGCAGATTTTTCAGTATCTCTAATATTTCGGTCATGTAGTTTGCTTGAACTATACTGCTTTTATCCAATACCAGTTTTCCTTTAACTACATGACTTTGTGCAGAGTTAATTGCTCGTCGAACATCTGGATATGATGCATTGATAATAGATGCCACATCTTTGATATCATACTCAATACCTTTTTGTTCTAACACTGTTACTAATCGTTTAGCAACATCCGTTTTATTTGGTGGTGTTATTGAGAATACCTGGCATCTGCTTTGAATTGGATCAATAACCTTTTCTATATAGTTGCAAGTCAATATGAATCTGGCTGATTTGCTGTATGTCTCCATCAAGTTACGCAATGTTGCCATTGCATTCGGAGTCATGTAGTCAAACTCATCTAATATAATAATTTTCCAACGATTGAATCCGACGCTACTGGCAAATCTTTTTATTTTATCTCGAACGATGTCTACTGAGTTTTCATCAGATGCATTGATATACATGATTTGACTGTCTACTGAGTTTGCTAGTATCTTTGCTAATGTGGTCTTACCTGTTCCTGCTGGACCGTAGAATAACAAATGTGGTAGTTCTCCAGATTCAATCCAAAGCTTTGCTTTATCAATTACATGTTCGTTTCCAATATATCCGTCTAATGTAGAAGGTCTAAATGCTTCTACCCATAAATCGTGTTCTTTCGTTGTTTCTACCATTATTTTCCTGTTGAGCCGAATCCGCCATCACCTCTATCTGTTGTATCCAATTCGGATACTTGGCTCCATTCGATTTGTTCTACTTTATTTAATACTAACTGACCAATTCGTTCTTGTGGGCGAACAATGAATGTTTCATTGCTGTGATTCATTAGGATAACTCCAATTTCACCTCGATAATCTGCGTCAATAGTTCCAGGTGTATTCAACACTGTAATACCATGTTTTAATGCTAAACCACTTCTAGGTCTTACTTGTATTTCATAACCATCTGGTATTGCTACATATAATCCAGTTGGTACCAATTGTCTGGCACCTGGCTTTAATTCTGTGTAAATTGTGCTTCTGATATCACACCCTGCCGAATTACCGGTTTCATATTTAGGCAATTCGTTTTGTGACTTATTTATAACTTGTACTTGCATAATTAATTTTGTAATTGTACCAACCAATATGTTGCATCGAAGTCTGCATCTGTGAACTCAATTCTAGATAATCCTTGTGATGAAACATGCATTTTACCGGTTGCGCCTTTATTAGCAGTTAATACTTCTTTTAATTTATCTGCAGAGAAACAAATTGTATCTAAATCAGATGTAGCTGTTCCTACTTCAAATGTTACATTATCAGAATTAATTGTGCTATAATTAATAATAAATTTTATCACGCCGTTCTTAACTTGAACTGCAAAGTTTTTAGAATCTGGTAATGCATTCTTTGCTTTGATAAATTTATTAGTAAAATCTGAATCAATTGCAATTTCTACTTCATATGGAGGTTCCTGGTTGATAGTAGGAACATTAGGAATAACCGATGTGTCTGCCAACATGAATGTTAACTTAGTAGATCCTTCTTTGATCTCCATTGCATAATTTTTACCTTGTGAATCTTGCACATTGATATCAATATTATCACCAACTGCAGACAGCATCTTAACTAGTCCACCGGTGTGATTGATTCCAATTTCTCCATTAGCAAACGGAGTCGTTTTCCAATTCACTTTACCAACTACTGTTTGATCTTCATCAATCAATTCACAATGTACACCCGTTGTGTCCATGTTTAACTTTACAGCTTCGCAGTTTCCGCCTAAATGGTATCTGCTAATAAAATTTAATAAATTTGTTTTTTGCATGTTATTCCTATTTAAAATTTAAAGAATTCGTTGAATTTGTTAACATCGGTAGTTGATATGCTATCACCACCATACTTTTTATATGTCTTTTTATATGTCGAGTACACTTTCATTGCTGCTGCTGGATCGGCAAACATTTCATGCAATGATAATATAACATCATATAGGTCCTTAGGTAGCACCGTTTCTAGTAATTCTACATGGTGCTCAGTCAATTTATTAATATCCTTAACCATTTCGCAGTATACATGCACATTATGAACTACCATTCTAGGCATACCTTCTTGTGAATATCTGTCTAAGCCGGTTGCAGTCTGACCTCCTAGATATTCATAGGTAAAATCTTTACATGCTGGACAATCAATACTACATGCAACATGTTTAGTTTTATCAATATCTACAGTTCCTTCTTTACCTTGTTTGATGTGTGTCTTTCTGCGATACTCGGCATTCTTTGGAAAATACAATTCAGTGAATGTCTGTGTCTTGTAATTGCTTGAATGCAAATATGTACCAAATACTGGATACTGACCTGGAGATGATGAATCTGACATAAGTTGCACTCGTCCTCCGGTTAATCCGTTTAGTAAATGCTGGATAGTTCCCAATATAAAGAAATCAGATATCTTTGAAATACCTAGTAAGTGAATATATTGCACATGATTCTTTTCAAATTCTCGCTCTTGCAGCATTAGTGCAATCACATACATGAAATCTACTAGCTTCTTAGGACCACCAATACACCAACCGTTAAAATCAAAATCTTTGAACTTGTGATACCAGGTAGAATATTCTTCATTAAATGTTCCTTGTATTACATTTAAGAATTTTGTCTTGCCAGATTGATTCTTTTCAAACCATTTAAAATTATCAAATGATATATCCATTGCATCATTGAAACGATTTTCAAATGTTACGCGCGGTGGTATATCTAAATTGGCTGCTACGTCTGAATTAGCTTCTAACCAATGAAATATCTTTTCTCTGATGGTACCATCCCACTTAAGTGCACCAGTTGCAATCTGGAATCCTCCGGAGTCACCAAATACAAATGTACCGGCTCCTAATCCTAGTTGCTGTCTGAAATCCATTTTCTTGTAATGATGTCCTGCAGTTACCAGGAAATACGGATGTCTCCATTTTTCTGGATATTCTTCTGAAAAGAATCTCATCGTGGTTCCGTCTGAGAACTTGGTGTCTTTCTTGAATGCCGACACCATACTCCCGGCAGATAACGATGGAATGTATAAAAAATCTTTCTTACTCATATATTCCTTGTGTGTTTAATAAATGTTCGCAATATGCAGATTCATGCCACACATTGATTTCTTGTGTAACATCATTTGCGATGATATATGCTTCCATTCTGCGACCTAAGTCTGCCAGATCTGGATAGTTATAATATATTCCTGTGCGATTGCTTGTTCTGTTCTGATTTAAAACGTATAGTGCAGACTGCAAATTAAATGGTTTGTATAATTTATCTGCAGGTACAAACTCTGGAAATGACCTGAAATCTGGAAATATTACATCACAACCAAATGTAGTTGATTCTAACACTGTCCAGGAAACATAGTCTTGCAGTGAACTATTAAACTGAATCTTTGCATCTGCTAACTCTGTATAATATTGTTCTTTTGTCAGATTACTTAACAATTTGAATCTGGGTTGTCTGTTTGCCAATTCATTCATTGCTTCTATTACGCCTGGTAGCATTGACTTGAATGATTTACCTGATGTGGTAACGTGCCATTCCCAATTTTCATTTTGATTTAAAAATTCTTCGGCTACCTGCATCATGAAGAATGGATTCTTTTCTTTGTCTAATCTGCTTGAATAAACTACTACTGGTTTCTTAATCCATTCATTTTTCTGGTATCCTGGTAGTTTGGCTTCTGTTAATTGTTTATGCAACGGCAATGAAACAACATGTATAGGAGCTTCAAATCCTGCAGATCTGAGTTGATCTCG